TGCGTGGCGGTGAGAACTTCAACTACGGAGTGGGCTCCCTGCGCGCCAAGTTCACCCCGCAGTTCAAGAGCATCGACCAGATCCGCAAGGCCAAGAACCGGCTGATGGATCGAGCCGCGTTTGGGAAAGTCAAGACCGAAGTGGACGCCGAGATGGTGGCCATCTCCGACATGCTGGGCCTATCGCTGGATCAGGCTATTGAGGTGATGGAAGACGCTGCCAAGCTGGGCGCCACCCGTGCCATCCAGCGCGCGATGGCCGACTACCGCGACGGTGCGACACCGCCCGACAATGCCGCCCAGCAAGTCGCCGAGTTCCTGACCAAGCTCAAAAACCTGCCGACGGAATACTTCGAGGCCAAGATCCTGCGCGACGTGGATCTGGCCGAGTTCAAGGGCGCAGTGGTGCCCGAGGGCGTGGACCCCAAGGTGCTCGAAGCCCTGAACGCCCGGGGCGTGACTGACATCCGCACCTACAAGAAGGGCGACGATGCCGACCGCGCCGCCAAGATCGGCGAGTTCGGCAACTTGTTCTTTCAAGAAGCCCGCGGGCAGATCGCATTCGGCAACGACATCACCCAACAGGCCAGCATCATTAGCTTGCTTAAAGGGGCTGACCTGTCCACCTTTATCCACGAGAGTGGGCACTTCTTTCTAGAAGTGCAGACGGATCTGGCCAATCGCATCGCTGCGCGCATCGCCGCGGGCGAGCAGGTGGGGGCGGGCGAGCGCTCGATCCTGGACGACATGAACACCACCCTGCGCTGGATGGGTGTGGCCGGGGATCAAGACCTGAGCGCACTGGATCAGTGGGCTCTGATGGGTGTGGAGCAGAAACGGCCACATCACGAGAAATGGGCGCGAGGCTTCGAGGCCTATGCGTTCGAGGGTAAGAGCCCCAGCTTGGAGCTCACCCGCATGTTCCAGACCTTCCGCGCGTGGCTGGTGAATGTGTACCGCACCATCAAGGATTCCCTGATTGGCGACACGCTGGACGTGGAGCTCACTGACGAGGTGCGCGCAGTCATGGACCGCATGACCGCCACCACCGAGCAGATCCAAGAGGCCGAGGCAGCGCGCAGCATGGGCCCGCTGTTCCAGACACCCGAGCAGGGCGGCATGACTCTGGACGAGTTCAAGGCCTACCACGACCAAGGCACCCAAGCCACGCAGGATGCCATTCAGGAGCTGCAGGGCAAGGGCCTGCGGGATATGCAATGGCTGCGCAACGCCCGCAGCCGTAAGCTCAAGCAGCTGCAAAAACAGCACAACGCCCTGCGCAAGAACATCGAGGCCGACGTGCGCGCCGACGTACTGAGCCAGCCCCTATACCGGGCGTGGGTGTTCCTCACCAGCAAGCAGCAGGACAAGGTAGAGGGCACCAAGCCGGTGGGCAATGCCAAAGGGATCAACCCCGAGGTGGACAACCTATTCACCGCCATTGCCAAGCTGGGCGGGCTGGACCGCGCGCAGGTTAAAAGCCAGTGGGGGCTGGACGAGAAGGAAAAACTGGACTCTGGTGTGTTTGGCGCCCCGGTGGTGCGCAAGACCGACGGCCTGAGCTTGGACGCCATGGCCGAGCGCTTGGTGGAGTACGGCTACATGCTGCCCGACGAGAACGGCAGTGCTGACCTCGCCAAGTTCGAGGAACTGTTCGACGACCAGCGACGCGGCACAGATCGCTACTCGATCAGCCGCGACATGGCTGCAGCCTACGGTGACGCACCCCAGAACCTGCCGGATCTGCCCGAGGTGGGATTCGGCAAGCTGCGCACTGACGACTTGCGGCGCATGTACGGGACCGACGACACCGCGATCTGGCGCAAGCTGTCCAAGCTGCGCATGACCAGCGACGACGCCGGGCTGGACGCCGACGTGGTGGCCGAACTGTTTGAGTTCAGCTCTGGCGACGAGCTGGTGCGCGCACTGGCCGACGCCGAGCCACCCAAGTCGGTGATCGAGGGTATGACCGACCAGCGCATGCTGGAAGAGCACGGGGATCTGGCTACACCCGCAGGGCTGGAGCGCGCAGCGGACGCTGCCATCCACAACGAGGCCCGCGTCAAGTTCGTGGCCACCGAGCTCGCAGCGCTGGAGAAAGCCAGCAGTGTGCGCGAGAAAGTGCCCGGAAAACGGCACACCGTGGACGTGCTCGCCCGAGCTGCGCGCGAGTACGCCACCGAGATCATTGCCCGCTTGAAGGTGCGCGAGGTGCGCCCCCACCAGTACGCAGCCGCTGAGGCCCGTGCTGCTAAGGCCGCGATCAAGGCCAGCGGGGACTTGGCGAAACAGACCCAGCACAAGCGCAACCAGCTGATCAACCTGTACGCCACCAAAGCCGCATACCAAGCGCAGGACGACGTGACCAAGGCGCTGGACTACTTCAAGAAGTTCGACAAAACCAGCCCCGCGCTGGATGCTGACTATGCCGACCAGATCCACGCGCTGCTGGAGCGCTTCGATCTGCGCAAGGCCACCAGCCTCAAAGCCATCGACAAGCGCAAGAGCCTGGTGCAGTGGGTGGAGTCTCAGCGCGAGCAGGGGCTGGAGCCTGAGATCCCCGAGGGCTTGTTGCAAGAGGCATACCGCAAGTCGGTCAAGGACATGACGGTGGAAGAGGTGCGCGGCCTGTACGACACCATCAAGCAGATCGAGCACTTGGGCCGACTCAAGGGCAAGCTGCTGACCGCGCAGGAGAATCGGGACTTCGCGGCAGCGGTGGCTGAGATCACCACCAGCATCGACGAGAACGCCAAGGGCCGCACGGCTGACACCCGCACACCCAACACCTTGCCAGCGCTGGCATTGCAGAGCCTAAAGAACTTCTGGGCCTCACACATCAAGGTGGCCACATGGGCGCGCGTGATGGACGGCGGCAAGGACGGCGGGGCGGTGTGGGAGTACCTGATCCGCACGGCCAACATCGCAGGCGACACCGAGGTGGTGATGCGCGAGAAGGCCACCAAGGAGCTGGCCAAGCTGGTGGCGCCAGTGCTGAAAGAGGGCGAGATGGGCGGCAAGGGGCAATTCTTCCCGACCATCAAGCGCAGCCTGAACAAGGAGGCCCGCCTGGCCATCGCCCTGAACATGGGCAACAAGGGCAACGAGCAGCGCCTGCTGGGTGGTGAAGGCTGGACTATCGACCAGATCCGGCCCGTGCTGGACAGCTTGAGCGCTGCCGACTGGCAATTCGTGCAAGCGGTGTGGGATCACTTCGAGACATACCGCCCCCAGATCGCGGCCAAAGAGCGCCGGATCTACGGCAAGGAACCCAACTGGGTGGAGCCCGTACCGGTGCAAACCCCGTTCGGAGTGCTGCGCGGTGGCTACTATCCTGTGAAGTACGACACCCGGGCCAGCGTGCGGGCCGAAGAGCACGCCGACGCCGAGGCCGCACGGCAGCAGCTCAAGGGCGCCTACACCAGCGCCACCACGCGCCGGTCGTTCACCAAGGCCCGCGCGGAAGAGGTCACCGGCCGCCCGCTGCTGTACTCGCTGGATGGCATTTACAACGGCGTGCAAGAGGTGATTCACGATCTGACGTGGCACGAATGGCTGATCGACACCAACAAGCTGCTGAAGAACAAGGCAGTGGATGGTGCGATCCGCAACAGCTACGGCCCGGACGTGGTGCGTCAATTCAAGAGCTGGGTGGAAGACAACGCTACCGGCGACCGTGGTGCCCAGAACGCAGGGGAAACTGCAGCAGCATGGCTGCGCCAAGGCGTGAGCGTGTCGGGCTTGGGCTTGAACGTGATGTCTGCCTTGATGCAGCCGCTGGGCCTGACCCAGAGCATCGTGCGCATCGGGCCGAAGTGGGTGGGCAAGGGCATCAGCAAGGCCGTGGGCTCCCCGCTGGAGACAGTGGACGAGATCAACGAAAAGAGCGAGTTCATGCGCACCCGTGCGTTGACCCGCTTGCGCGAGATCGCCGAGGTGCGAAGCCAGGTCAAAGGCGTGAGCAAAACCCGTGCGGCCATTGACGCATCGGCCTACTTCCTGATGATGCGCGCCCAGCAACTGGTGGACACCCCGACATGGTGGGGTGCCTACGAGAAGGCCGTGGCTGAGGGCAACGACGAAAACCGCGCGGTGGCCTTGGCCGACCAGGCCGTGATCGACGCGCAGGGCAGCGGCACCATCAAGGACTTGAGCGCCATCGAGCGCGGCGGCCCGGTGTCCAAGCTGTTCACCGTGTTTTATTCGTTCTTCAACACCGCGCTGAACTTGGGGGTGGGGCAGACCATGACGGCCGACAACAAGGCCAAACTGGCCGCCGACTACCTGCTGCTGTTCACCGTGCCCGCCATCCTGGGCGCGATCCTCAAGGACGCGATGACGGCCGGCGACTCTGGTGATTGGGAAGACCCTGAGAGTATTCTCAAGAAGCTGGCCGGCGAACAGCTCAGTTTCTTGATGGGCTTGATGGTGGGCGTGCGCGAGTTCACTGCGGCAGTGCAAGCAGCCACCGGCACCCAGCAATACGCGGGAGGCTACCAAGGCCCTGCGGGTGTGCGCATGATCGTGGACGCCTACAAGCTGGCACTGCAAGCCAAGCAGGGCGAGATGGACGACGGGCTGCGCAAGGCGGTGGTGAACGCAGCGGGCGACCTGCTGCGCCTGCCGGCCGCACAGATTAACCGCACCATCACCGGGGCGCAGGCGCTGGTGGACGGCAAAACGGAGAACCCCGGGGTGCTACTCACCGGCTACCAAGAGCCATAAGGTGCGCGTAAGGCCTTGGGTTCGCGCGACCATGCGCACAGCCCAAGGAGTACCCGCGCGTGACTATCAGCAGCACTATCCGCAAGGCAGGCCCATACCCCGGCAACGGGCTATCGGTAGCCTTGCCCTTTGAATTCAAGGTTTTCACGGCGGCCGACGTGCTGGCGGTAAAAGCCGTCACTGCTACGGGCGCAGAAACCGCGCTCACCTTGGGCACCGATTACACGGTGAGCCTGAATGCTGATCAGGACGCCATGCCGGGCGGCACGCTCACGCTGGTGACAGCCCATGCGACTGGCACCACGGTGACTTTGACCACCCAGATCGAGAACACGCAGGGCACGGATCTGACCAACTTGGGCGGCTTTTACCCCAAGGTTATCAACGACGCGCTGGACCGCGCCACCATCCAGATCCAGCAGCTGGCCGAGAAACTCAGCCGGGTGCTGACGTTCGGTATCAGCTCGGGCGCAAGTGGATCGCTACCTAATCCGACACCGTTGGGGTTGCTTGGGTGGAATGCTGCAGGCACCGCGTTGCAGAACTTTGTGGGGGCTGCCAGCGCATCCGTCTCTACTTTCATGGCGAACGTGGTGGCCGCCGTAGACGAAGTGGCGGCTCAGACTGCACTGGGCGCGACGGCAGTGGGCCGTGCGGTATTCGCCGCGGCAAACGCGGCGGCTGCGCGTTTGGCGATTGGTGCAGCGGCATCTGGTGCGAACGCTGATATTACAAGCCTGAACTCGCTTGTTTCCACCAACGGCGGGCCGCTGGGCGGTTTTCGGAATCTGCTCATCAATGGCAACTTCAGCGTAAATGAGTGGGGGTATGTATCTGGAACCGCTACTACAGGCGCAAATAAGTACACCCTAGATCGCTGGCGCGTGGTTGTGTCCGGTCAGTCGATTACCTTTGTCGCTTCTGGTATCGGGCGAATTGTCACCGCACCCGCTGGAGGGGTTGAGCAGGTTATCAGGGGTTACAACATCCGAGGCGGTAGCTATGTGCTGAACTGGGTCGGAACAGCAACCGCAACCGTTAACGGAACTGCAAGAACCAAAGGTGAAGTTTTCACGCTTCCAGTAAATACAGACGCAACTATCCGGCTGATCGGCGGCACAGCATCGGAGGTGCAACTTGAGTTTGGCACCGTTGCTACTGCGTTTGAGCACCGTTTCCCTGCTGACGAGCTTCGCCTTTGCAAACGATTTTTTTACAAATCCTTTGACGGCCCTTTGGGCACCTCGCCTGGCGATAACGGCGCTATTTACAGCCAAGTCAACACGAGCGCATCCCCTGCGGATTGCCCTGTAAGTTTGCGCTTTGAAGAAGAAATGGACAGAGTGCCAGACGTCACGCCGCGAAACCCCACCCAGGCATGGGGGAACCTTGCTTGGCGTAGTTCTAGTGATGCGCTTGATGTGGGCCTCACCTTCTTAAATGCCAATCGACAAGGTGCGAACCTACGCCTGAATGGTGTTCCTGCTGGTCAGTGGGTGCGTGGTCACTTTACAGCAGACGCAGAGGTGTATTGATGAACTACCGACTGACTCAAGGGTGGCCGCAACACATTGAGAGCGGCGCGTTTGTAGACCCTGACACAAACCCCGCTTACCTGGCGTGGCTTGAAGAGGGCAACACCCCTGAGCCTGTTGAGGCCCCCGCACCCGCGCTGCTAATCGACGCCAAAAAGCAGGCCGTGCGCGCTGTGCGCGAGCAAGTTCTGGACCGCTTGGCGGGCATTGCTGGCCGAGCCAGCCGCCGGGGTGAGGCGGCTCTTGCCGAGGCTTGTGACACAGCTGCGGGTGCTCTGCTTGACATCACCAAAGACTTGCCCGACACGCCCGGAGCCGTGGAGGCGGTGTTGTTTGCCCGGTATCAGGCCATTGCGCTGACGGCCATAGGTGCAGCCCCCTCGCTGGCCACGGCCTTTGCACAGGTGGACGCATGATCGACATTCTTCTGCTCCTGCTCAAGCCTGCACTGCTGTGGGAGTCCAACCCGTGGCGGTACTGGTATTTGCTGCCGCTTGCACTGGTGGCTTGGGTTGTGGACGTGGTGATCGCGCACACCACTTGGGCGCTCATGTACGGGTGGCCGAAACCCTACGAGCTCACCATCAGCCACACACTAGAGCGGCTATGTCGCGAAACGAAACACCCAGATCACGCGCTGCTATGGCAGATCGCGCTCAAGATAAACCGGGTGTCACCCACAGGGAAACACATAAAGGCCGTGCAGTATGGATCGACAGGTATTTGAGCAACAAGCCCTTGCCGAGCGTATTGCCGCGGTAGAGCAAAGACACGCCCGCGTTGAGGGTGTAGTAGACAACATGGACCAGAAACTGGACAAGCTCATCGACGCGATGAGTAGCTTGGTGCGTATCGAAGAGCGGCAGCAAGCTACCGGTGACCGGCTGGCTATGGGCGCCCAGACCTTTCAGGATCACGAGTCCCGAATCCGCAAGTGCGAGATGGCCATGCCCGACAACCTGGACAAACGGCTGTCGGTCATCGAGATCACACTGCCCGGACTCAAGGAGCTGCGCACCTGGGTGGTCATGGGTGTGCTCGGTGGCCTGGGCATGATGGGTGCTGCACTGGTCAAACTCGTTTTGATAGGGGGTTGAGATGCTGACCTCGATCCTTTCCTTCCTCGGTGGCTCTGCGTTTCGCATGATCTGGGGCGAGCTCGCTGCTTGGGTGACCAAGAAGCAAGACCATCAGTTCGAGGTCGAGCGCATGCGTGTCGGCGCCGAGCTGGACGCGGCAGCCCACGCCCGCAACATTGAAGCCATCCGGGTGCAGGCCGAGCTGGGTGTTAAGACTATTCAGGTTCAGGCCGAGGCCGACCTTGAGCGGATCGACGCGGATACCTTCGGTGAGGGCGTCAAGCGCGTAGGTCGGCAGACTGGCCTACGCTTGATCGACGGCTGGAACGCCGCCATCACCCCGGCTGTGGCCACGTGGTCGGTGGTCATGCTGACGCTCGCCGAGATCGGAGCCTTCATCATGTCGGAGAACACGGCGGCGGTTTGCTTCGCGGCCTTGGGTCTATACCTCGCCGACCGTCGCCTCGCCAAGCGGGGTAAGTGATGGACGCGGTGGCCATCGCGGCAAATCTGGCGCGCAGGTTCGAGGGGCTATATCTGACCCCGTACTTGTGCCCAGCTGGCGTGCCCACGATTGGCTACGGCGCCACCTACTACGAAGACGGCACGCCGGTCACCCTGCGCGATGCACCAATCACCCGACAACGGGCCGAGGCCTTGCTGGTGTGGATGATCCGCAGGGTCTACCTGCCTGCGGTGTTGAAGTGGTGCCCTCGGTTGCACCTCGAAACCCCCGGCCGTGTGGCTGCACTGATCGACTGGACGTTCAATCTTGGATCAGGGAAGTTGCGCACCAGCACCCTGCGTAAGCGGGTGAACGAAGACGATTGGGACGCGGTGCCCGACGAACTGCGCAAGTGGAACAAGGCGGGGGGCCGGGTGCTCAGAGGCCTGACGATCCGACGCGAGGCCGAGATCCAAGTGCTTTGAATTGCGGAAATAGAAACCAATTGCGGAAATGAAAAAAGCCGCTTGTTAGCGGCTACTTTCAACTTTCCACCTGTATATTCGGTGGTGCCCAGAAGAGGACTCGAACCTCCACGATGTTACTCGCTAGTACCTGAAACTCTGGCACTCTCTAGGATTCATGCGGCTTTGCGGGGTGTTTTACTTCCGCGTTTACAAAATCGATGACCCACGCAGAATATGGGTTACAAGCGATTTTGAGGAAATTAGATCCCCTCACCGATAGCTGCTGCTGCTAGAACGATTGCGCGGCGCGTTGCCGCGTTCGGGTCATCACCCAGCGGCACGCCTTCGGCCCACGGGGCACCGGTGTGAGTGACGTAGACGCGGCCCTCGTGCCTGTCCACGCTAACGTCGAAGTACATGGCTACGGCCAGCCGCAAGGCCTCGCCGTCATCGGTGTGCGGTGCGAAATTGTCGTGCCTTCCGTCCGCGTCGTACACATTCAGCACGTCGTCGCCACCTAGCCAGTCCCACGACACCCACCCCGCGGCCTTGGCTGCCAGCTCCAGCAGCTTCCGATCTGTTTTCATTGGATTCCCTTCTTCGGCATGGCCGTGACTTTACGCGCTTTGCCCCCGGCATAGTGTTCTGTCATGGTGACGCTTGAATGGCCGAGCAGTTGCTGGCTGGCTTCGATGTTCACCTGGTCGCGCAGATCGGCCGCGGCTTTCCTGCGTAGATCCCTGAACTGGAACGCAGCCCCGTCGATACCGGCCTTCTCGCGCGCAGCCTCGAACCGGGTGCGCAGCTTGGGCTTGGTCATAGGTTTGCCCAGCTCGTCCACCAGCAGCTGCAACGGGCGCACTGCGAACTTGCGCTTGCGCTCCAGCATGCGCTCCACCAGCTTGGCCAGATCCCCCTGCACCGCGATGCGCATGGGCCTGCCCGTCTTGTCTTGGCCGAAGGTGAGCACCCCGTCGCGGATGTCGGTCTCGGACATCTGCAGCACATCACCCGGGCGCTGGCCGGTGTAGAACGCCAAGTCGATGGCATCGCGCAGGGCGGGGCTGGCCACCTTGTAGACCGACTCCAGCATGTCATCCTCGATATAGACGTTCTTGCGCCCCGGCAGGCGCTTGGTCTTGATCAGGGCCACCGGGTTGGTGGTGCAGAAGTCTCGGGCCTGCGCCCACGAGTACAGCATAGACATCACGGCCTTCTCGCGCAGCGCCCGGTGGCGGCTGCCTTTCAGATCGGCATTGCCCGCAGTGCGCTGATCCAGATAAAGCTGCACATGGCTGGGCTTCACTGCGTCCATGGGCGCGTCGCCGAAAGCCGTGAGCAGCTTCTCCAGTGCATAGCGATAGTCGGCCTGCGTGCCCAGTCCCACCTCTTCAAACTGCGGGCTCGCCAGATACTTGGCAATGGCCCAGCCCACGGTGATCGCCACCGTAGGGGCTGCCTGGTGCAGCTCACCCCACTTGCGCACTGCCAGCACGTAGTCGGTGCCCAGCGCTACCTCTTTGCGGGGCTTGCCGCCCGCGTCATAGAAGTAGTAGGTCGTGCCGTTACGCACCCGCGCCCGCATGCGGGTGGGCAGGTTCAGGTTCCGGGTAGGTTTGCGGCCCATGCTGGACTCCATTCTTTGGACTTCTTGGGGGCGGCCGGTTGGCGGCCACCCTCCAACACCGCACGGGCCACCCGGGGCTGGCCGCAGCGGTTGGTGTGGAACGGGATCTTTTGCGCCTTGAGGTGCGCCACCTGTTTGGCCGCCTGCACGTAGCCGGTGAGCTCTTCCACCTCCAGCTCGGTGAGGAAAAGGTCAGACATTCGGTTTCTCCTTAACCAGCTTGCGCCATGCTTCATGCACGGCTTTGAGGTTTTCACGCAGCACCAGGTTCTCGTCAGCGGCCTGTCGCGCAAACTGCTCAAGGCCTTGCCGGGTCCATTGCGAGAAGTCTGTGCGTCCGGGGGCTGGCTGGCCTAGGGCGTTGGTCGGGGTTTGGTTCACGACTTGACTCCTTTGGGCGCATGCGGCTCCAGCGCATAGCGCCCAAGGTCTGTGACCTTTAACGGCTGCACTGGCTCAAAGCGCTCCACGCAATCGGCACTCGCCAGAGCATCCGCATAAAACTTAGCTTGGCTTGCGTCGATGTAAGACCACCCACCAACGCGCCGCGTGCCATCGTTTGGTCCGCTCGGGTAGTGCGTGTGGTAGCGAATTACTCCACCCCCTTGCGCTTGCGGCATGTCTCCTTCATTGGTGAGGGAGACATCGGCCCGCGCTGGCACCGGCATCTCGGCGTAGAGGGCTGTGATCTTTAGGCCTTCGGCGACTGCCAACTTTTGCACGTGCGGCCGGTAGGTTGACCACATACGGGCGTTGCCATCCGCTGTGAAAATCGCCCACGCCTTGGGTGCTGCGTCACGAACGATTAGCGCAGTGCCGTGCAATTCATCTGGCAAATAATCTCGCAGACCGAAGCGCTCCCATGCGTCATCGCATTGACTTCGCACCTTATCCAGCACTTCGGCGGCCTCAAGCAAAATTTCAACGGTGCCAGCCACCGCCTCCCCCTTGCTCATAGCGTCCACCTTAGCTTGCAACTGGTCGCGCTCTGCTCGAAACGCTACTGCCTGCCGTGCATTGCGCATGGCGTTTTCTTTGTGCTCTGCGTTCTCTGATTGCAGCGCCTCAATAGCTGATTGCAGGGCGGCTCGGGTCTTGTTGTCTCGATCACCCAGACTTCGTGCGGCAACGTCTAGCGCAGCGGCCACCGCCTCATCGTGCAGTTTCATTAGGTCGGTCATTTGCTTGCCTCCATTGCGGTGTCGATTGCATCGCGCAGCGTGGAGTTAACCCCCTCGCTGATAAATCCGTGGGAAAAGCCACTGCCAACAATGCAACTGATCTTGTCGTAGTTGTAGTAGCGCTTGTCGTGCTTCTCCAACCAATCCAGCCTTGCCGCATCTTTCTCAGCCTTCTCCAGCCGGTCTATCAGCAGGCGGATTTCAGCCGCTGCCTTTCTTCCGTTGTGATTGCTGATTCGTCCTTGAGTAAATTCAGCGTCCAAATCGTCAGCCAGCTTTCGCACGGCTTTGGTGTTCACACTGGCCTCACTTGGCTGCGTGGAGTCCGCGGTGTCATCGCTAGGCCGGGGGCGGCAGGAGTCGGCATGTGGCCATCCCCGCAAGGGGGTGGTGCTTTCGTTCGTTATGGTCATCACTTCACTCCTTTACGTTTCATTGCGTCCAGCAAGATGTCCTGCACCTCGCGCTTGGTTTCTATGCGGGCCATGACTAGCTCGTCAACGGTATCCCGAGCTATCAAGTTATGGACGAAAACAGGGCGGTCATATCCGGCTTGCATCTGGCGGGTGGGGCCGATGCGCTCCAGAATCTGCATGCGTTCCTCTAGGTTCCACCAGTGGCTGAAATACACCAGGATGTTCCCGCCGTCCTGCAAGTTCAGGCCGTGGCCGGCGCTGGCTGGGTGGGCGAACAGGACGGGGATCTTCCCGGCGTTCCAGTCCTTGATGGTCTTGGGGTCGGCGTCGAGCACCCGGCCCTTGGGGAACGCGCGCTGCAGGCGGGCCAGATCACTCTTGAAGTGGTAGGCCACCAGCACGGGCGTGCCGCCCGACTCTTCGACAATGGACTCCAATGCCAGCAGCTTCTCGTCGTGCAGGTCTTTCCATTCGGTATTACCGTCGCCCACGTAGGCCGCGCCATTGGCGATTTGCAGGCACTTGATGGTTTTTGCCGCTGCGCCAAAGGCTTCGACCTCGTGCTCGTCCAGCCGAGTGAACATCTCTTTTTCCATCTCCGCGTAGTGCTTGCGCGCACGCATGGGCATATCCACATAGATGTTGTTGACGATGGGCTCCTTGAGGTCGAACCAATCCTTTGCGTCCACCGTCAGGCACAGATCGCGCAGCCGGTCCTGAATCTGCTCTTGCGCGAAGGGCAGGGGCTTGACGCCAAAGCCGTCGGGGCTGGCCTGAAACCACCGGTCTTTGAAGGCTTGGAAGGTGCGGCCCAAGCGCTGGCCAGCATCCAAGAACCAGATTTGCCCCCATAAATCGATGAGGCCGTTGGGGCTGGGTGTGCCGGTGAGCTCCACAAAGCGCTTGATCTTGGTGTGTGCCACCTTGCCCAGAGCCTGCGCACGTTTGCCACCCTGGCGAAGCCGGAAGCTCTTGAGCTTGGTGGCCTCGTCGGCGACTACGGTGCGGTAGGGCCAGCGGTCGCCCCAGTAGTTAACGAGCCATTCCAGATTCTCGTAGTTGGTGGTGTACACCTGCGCGTCCAGCCGGATGGCGGCGCGTCGTTCGGCCTCGGTGCCGACGATGGGCATCACGCTCATGCCGTGCAGGTGCTGCCACTTGCTGGCCTCGTCGGGCCATGTGGACCGCGCCACGCGCAGCGGGGCCAGCACCAGAATCGGGTCGCTCTCCACCAGCGTCACGACATCCAGCGCATTGAACGTGCTGGTGGTCTTACCCATGCCCATGCCGGCCCAGATAGCGGAGCGCGGCATGTCCAGGATGTGATCGCGGATCATGGTCTGGTAGGGGCGGGGGGTGAACGCTTTACGCATGGCGCACTCGCTTGATGCGTTGCACTTCGCGGGTGCTCAGTCCCAGCTCGTGGGCGATTGCCAGGGGCTTGACGCCCTCGGCGATGCGTTGGAGTACAGCATGGCGGCGTGCGCGCTGGGCTTGGCCCCGCTCCCATGCTGCCAGTCGTGCGGCCAAACGGTCGGCGGGTGCTGCTCCGCGCAGGACGGACTCGGGCACCTCCAGCGTGGTGACGATACGGCCGTCGTCGGTGCGGTAGCGGCGCCACTTCATGCCGTTGCGCTTGCGGGTTTCGAGGCACTTCATACCAGCATGCCCTCCACACCGTCGATGCTGTTGATCACCAGCACGCGCTGGCCCATTGCGCGCATGCGGTCGTGCTCGCGCACTTGGTGGGGTTTGGCTTTCTCGCCCGGTGCCTTGAGCTCTACCCAGAGGGTGCGGTAGGCCGGTGAGGTGGCCCGGCCGTCCTTCAGCTCGGCGGGCAGCATCACCAGCCGGTCGGGCGCACCGTGGCGGCCGATCCATTTGACTTTACGCACTTCACCGCCCAGATCCTTGACGCGCTGAACGAGGTGGTTCTCGATGGTGGACTCACGCATGGCTCATGCTCCAAGCGCGGCGAATGGCCCGCATCACGGGGAAGCCGATGCGTCGATAGAACTTGTAGAAGTAAACGAATTTCACGGGTCTAGTCCTTTTTGTAGCGAGGGGTTTCAAAGCCAGCAGCAGCCAGCGGCATGTCGGGCGCCCAGGGCGGGTTAGCAGCCAGCAGACTGCTCAGGTGTTCAGCGTTGAACTCGGGGGAGTCGGGGGCTTCGGTGATCAGTTCGTCGTGCACAGACAGCACGATCTGGTAACCGGCCTGCTCGATCAGGGGCATGTTGGCCGTCATCACATCGCGGGCGACGGCTTGGCAAATGTTCTCGAACAGCTTGCCGCCGTAGGTCTTGAGGCGGCTCCATTTGCGGGTGTACTGGTTCATACCCATGTAGGTGATGGTCCCGTCCACCATCTGGGGCGAGGGGTAGCACAGCGCGCGGCCCGAGGGCAGGCCGATGCGCAGCCAGTTGCCATCGCGCCGGATCTTCACCTTGCGGCAGGCGAACGTGGTGCCCGGGTGGTCGATAGCTTGGGCCGTTACCTCCTTGAGCTCGGACCAGTGCATGGCGATCTCGGGATGGGCGTTGCGCCAGCCGCGTTTAATCGCATCGCAGGCCACGAACGCATCGCGGGAGAGGCCAAAGGTTTCGCGCTTTTGCTTCTCGGTCCACTCGAAGAATCCGCTGGCCTCGTCCACGGCCCAACCTGGTGCAACCGGCAGCACCTTGGTGGCCAGCTCTTCTAAGTCGATGCCATACGCAGCGGCAAAGGTAACGAACGCACCGACACCGCCCTCGTAGCCCAGCGCCAGCTCCTGCACCTTGCCCACTTGGCGCTGGTCCTTGGTCACCTTGGCGGGGTCTACGCCAAAGCTCTTGCTATAGGCCAGCTTGTAGAGGTCGAAGCCGGTGCCTGCATCGAACGCGCGGAAGGCCTTGAGCTTCCAAGCCTCGCCGGCCAGCCATGCCTGGTCGCGGCCCTCAATGTTGGACAAGTCGGCCACCACCAGCTTCTTGCCGGGTGGGGCGATGATGCAGCCGCGGGTGCAGTTGGATATCACCTCCATCACGTTATCGAACACCAGATCAGCGGCACCAGCCTTGAGAGAGTCGATAGCGGCCAACACTTGGGGCTGGCTCATGGTCCCCCGTACAAGGTTCTGGGGCTGGAACAGGCGACCGGCCCAGCGCCCGGTGCGAGCTGCACCGTTGAATTGCAGGGTGCCACGCAGGCGGCCGTCGGTGCTGGTGCCCTTGAGCAGCGCTTTGTACTTGCTGGTGCTGGTGGTGGACGCTTGCAAGCGGATAGCCAGCAGATCCTTGAGCGCTTGGGGCAGATCCGGGTCGGCCAGCCTGCGCTCGATGGTGGACATCTGCAAGTCGGGCAGATCCACACCGTAGGACTCAAGGATGTGCAGCATCAGGGCGTCGCGCTTGGTGGTGCTGGACACCTGGCCGTCGGTGGCCGCCACGGTGCGCTCGGCCAGATCCTTCTGGGCAGCGTCCACCGCAGCGATGGCGGCATGCACCAGCGTCATGTCGATGGCCACGCCCCGGTCGTTGATGGCCTGGTCGAGATGCCAGAGTGCCAGCTCGGTGCCTTGGTAGTTCCATAGCGGCAGGCGCTTGTGCACCTCGCGCATGGCCACGATGTCCAGCCGTGCGTACTCCACGAACTTGGCCCACTCAGCGGGGTGAGTCTCGCGGGTGGCGCGTCGGATCTTGCTGGTAGCTGGGCGCGGCTTGCAGAACAGTTGCACCAGCTGCTTGCCCTCTTTGTCCTTGGCCAAGTCGGTGGGCACCTTGAGGATGTCGCACAGCACGCCCAGCGCACCGGGCAGGCCGTGGCTCAGGGCTTGCACCATGGTGTCGCGCCAGCGAGGGATGGGTGGGCACTCTTGCGCCATGGCGTGGCGCAGCACCGTGCGGTCGAAACCGCTGTTGTGTGCCCACACCTCTACGTCCGGATCTTCGAGAGCTACGGCAAGGGCTTCGGGCACCACTATCTCAGCTGCGCAATCCCACACGTTCACCGGGGCGTCGTCCAGTGCCCAGGCAAACAGCATGATCTCGGCGCCGGCCGCATAGGAATGTGTGCCGTTGGTGATGGGCACCTCGGAATAGGTTTCGAGGTCGAGCCAGAGCTTGGTGGTCATCGCGCGTCCTGCAGGTGCTGCTTTTTCATGTGGATGCGCACCTCGGTCTGGTCGCTGCGAACGCCAGCGGTGACGGGAGTGCTACGGCTTAAGCGCAGCGCGCGGGACAACTTGCGGTCTGCACTCGCCATGTACGAGTCGATCTGACCCTTGTTTTCGCTGGGCAGCAGTACGCGGTAACCGGTAGAGGTGCCTGCCAGATACTTGCCTTGGCTCAGAAGGGCATTGCGGCAGAAGTCGATGGCAGCCAGCTCGGCCATGGCCAGCCGGTCGTAGACGGCTTTGGGTGCTTGCTCTGGCATTTCCAAGCCCAGCAGCTCATGCACCAGGGTGGTGGGGATCGCACTGCCGTACTCCAACAGGCCGCGCGAGTTAAGGCCGTCGAGCAGATCGCGGGCTACTGCACCTTTAGGCATTGGTCACCTCAGCAACGGCGCGGCCGAAGGTGGGGCGAAAATCGCCGAAGCCGACATAAGTGGCGGTGCGTTCGACTACGCGCTTCAACCCTGCGAAGTCCACCACGGTGTCGTCAAATTCGATGCCTGTCTCGAATGACCAATCTTTGAAGATAGGGAAGTCTTTGGGGATGCGTTTGCCCATTTGGGGCAGCAGTGCGCGATGGCGAAAGGTCGGGTTCATCACCACGTCGGTGATGGTTTTGACCTTGGACATGTCTTTGTATTGCAGCTTGGCTTTTTCTTCGGTGGCGAAGATCCCGCCGCGCATCTTGTCCTTGCCGGTCTTGATCACTGCGAAGGCGCCCGTGCAAATAGCCTCGGTCAACCAGCGGGTGGGGACATAGACGCCGACTTCCTCGTCAAAGTACAGCTTGGATTCGGTTTCGATGTTGCCCAGGGCAATCAGGTCATCCTCGGTTTTGTTACTCTTCTTGCTGGTGATGGCCTTCATTGCCTTGCTGAAACTGTTGAACGGGTCAACGGTCTGCGGGTTGTTTTGCAGCAGGTAGTTCAGCCCGGTGATCTTGATGCGCGCTTGCTGGATGGACATTTCTCACTCTTTCGATGTTGCGACCGATGAACACCGGTCTGGGTTAAAGCTGTTTGGAAAGCACCCTTTGGTAAAGGCGCGATCCGAATAGCTTTGCACTGCGCTGCTCTGCTGTGCACTGCTCGGCAATGCGGCGCTCTGAGGTCAAAACGACCCGGAAAGCGCCCTTTGGTAAAGACGCGATCCGTGTAGCTTTTCTATGCTCTGCCCTGCCATGCGGCGCGTGGCTATGCGGTTGAATCAAAGTGACTCGGAAAGCGCCCTCCGAGAAAGGCGCGATCCGTGTAGCTTTGAAATGCGTGGCCTTGCTATGCACTGCCCTGCGAGGCCTAGCGTTCGGCTGTTACGCCAAGTCGTCGGCAGTGGCGCCGGTGCTGATGTCGTCAAAGTCGTCTTCACTTGCGACGCCGCCGCCAGTGAAGCTGTCGCCGTCTTTGTAGAACTGCACGCCCATGAGGGTGGCGTTGACGCGCTTGCCGTATTGGTTGTCCTGCGCCCAGAGCTCCAGAACCACGTGCACGTAGCAGCCGGCGTATGGCCGCCCGTCTTTCTCGGTGAGCGGGGTCTTGTCCGCGTCCACCACGGTGGGGCGCAGCGGGTTGCGGGCGCTGATAAACAGATTGCCGGGAAAGCCGTCATAGGTGGCTTTCAGGTCGCCGTTGTGCAGGCAAACCTTGTCAGCAGCACGGGCTTGCTTGAGGATGGCGTCGGCCTTGGCGCCCCACTTTTCTTTAGCGGTGGCGTCGATGGCCGCGTTGATGGCCTTCACCTGCGGGTCAGCCGGGTCGATCAGGAAGGTGCCGCTGTGGGCGGGCTTGCCTTCACCGGCCACGGTCTTGGCCTCGAAGAGTTGAGGGAAGGCGAGGCGAACGTTCAAGAGTTTCAGTTTCATGGTGTTGCTCCAAGTGGTTTACAGAAGGTCGTCGGCGGTGGTCACGTCGGTGAAGTCATCCAGCACCGCGGACATGACCATCGCGGGGCGTTTATCGGATTCGGGGGCCACCGAGGGCTTGCCCTCGGATTGGGTGATCAGGGCCCGCACCTTGGGCCACTGGCGGGGGCCAATGACTTCGGACTTGTGCAGCTTCTCGGCAGTGGTCGGGCTGATCACTGAGTAGTCATACATCTGGTCGTGCGGCACGCGCATGGTCTTGAGCAGAGCCTCGGCGGCCTCTTTGTCGGACCAGGCACGGTCACCCTTCTTGCCCTGCACCAGCTTGAAGCCGGCCACCGGCACGCCGGCCAGCAGCTTGGTTTCAGTCTCGGCGCGGATGGCTTTGAGCCATGCCTTGATCAGATCGGCCTTGCCCATGGCCTCGCCCAACTGGTCGGTGGTGGCAGTCTCTGGCTTGATAGCCTCGAACGTGTCCAGCACTTCCTGACGCAGGGCGGGGCATGTGGCCTTGGCCTTGCAGAACTTGCAGCCCTTGCCGGTGGGGTGCAGCGGGGCGTCTGGCAGAGCGGAGTCGCCGGCAGCCTTGGCCACCTCGGCCTCGAACGCCTTGAGCTCTTCCACTGTCTGAGTCCACTCCGACACCGCACCGAGGCGGGGCTGGTGGATCACCGTGCGCACGCGCTCGAAGTCAGCGGCAAGGCCGAACTGTTCCAGTGCGCCCAGCGCGTAGATCTGCAGCTGGGGGTTGTCCATGGCGTCCACGGGCACGCCACGGCCGAACTTCAAGTCAGCAATGATCAGCTCGGGGGCGGCCAAGATCACCACGTCGCTGGTGCCCTTGGCGCCTGCTTCGCCGGTGATGTGGGCGATGGAGAGCTTTTGCTCGACCAGCAGCTCGCCACCAGTGGCGGCCACTACGTCGCGCACATAGTCCACGTAGTCCTGGACGGCCAGCGCCATCTCGTCGGTGACGGCGTTGCCCTTTTCCATGATGCGGCCCAGATAGGCCTTGGCGTCGGTGTTTGTTTCCAAGCACAGGGCGGCCAGCTCGTGGGCGTCGGTGCCTTCGTCGGCAAAGGCGCTGCTGTCATCCGGCAGGTCTTTGGTCAAGCGCACCGAGCCGGGGCAGGCCATCCAGCGCACAGCGCTAGAAGGGGAGAGGGTTGCGTGGGCCATTTAGTTAGCCCCCTCTTTAGCCTCGTGGGCCGTCAGCTTCTCGTGGATCTGCTGCAGATCGGCCAGCAGGCGGGGGCGTTCCTCGGCAGGGACGTTGTAGAAGGCTGCAGCTACGCCACCAACGAGCGAGCCCTTGAACTCGGTCCGCATGTGTGCGGTGGAAACCTTGAAGGACATCGTCGATGCCTTGGGTTTGGCGCCGGTGCTCATGCCAGCTCCGCGAGGAACGCGCTGTACTGCTCGGCCTTGAGCTCGGTGCCCTTCTTGGCGCCGAACTTGGCGAGGGCGGCCACGACCTTGGCGCGGTCAGCCTTCACACCCTCGGTGATGGCCTTAGCCACCTGGTCGTAGGTGGTAGTCGTCGCAGCAGTCGAGACTTGGGACTCGGCCGCCGCAGATTGAGCAGCAGGGGCGGGTGCGCTGGTTGTCGATTCGGGCGCAGCGGCCTCCGTCTTTTCCGTTGCAGTAGGCTGGCCAGCGGCAGGCTTCACATCCAACTTTTTTACTTCCACCTTGGCGGGTTCGGCAATGGCTTGGCCGACCACGGGGCGGGCGTTGGTGGTTTCGGCCAACTTGTTCCACACAGCGATCAAGCGCTCCATGGTTTCGGTGTTTTGAATAATTGCGGCTTCAAGGCTCATGGGTCTTACTCCGTAGTTACGAGGGTTTGCAGGGTGGTGATGGGGTCGGCCAAGTCCTGCATCACTTGGTCGAATTTGGAAAGGCGGTCGAGCTGCTTGCGCAGGGCTTCGGGGCTGTCGATGTCGAAGTCGGCGAGGGTGTCGAGCAGGGCGCGGACGTTGGCGAGGCTGTTCTTTTGGTCGCCGCGGTCGAACTGAAACTGCAGGGCGTCGCGCAGTTGCTCGATGTCGGCAGTAGCGGTGTGGTCGATGTTGAATTCATCCAGCACGTCCGTGATGAGCACCAGCTCGGCAGCGGCGTCGGTCTGCGCGGAGAAGCGACGCAGCAGCTCGCGCTCCAAGTCGGTGGTGGTCAATGGGTCTTGAGCGAGGTCCGCATGGCGGGCCAGTTCGCTGTCGGTGAGTTGTTGCCAGTTCACGGTGCGGTCCTTTGCTTTTTAGTAGGGGCGAAACACAAACAGGTCCAAGACGACCACCACCAGGGCGGCGATGTATGTGACGGCGAGGGTGATGCTTGTGCGGCTCATGGTTTTTAAAAGTATTTCCTTGTTGCTGCGAAATATACAAGGCTTTTCTTGTTTCTACAAGAAACTTTTAAAAGAAATCTCAAAAGGATTTACAAGGGCCGCAGTTGCTGGCTTGTTTGCTATCTTTTTTGGGGTGCGATAGCCTGCTGATTCACCAAAATCAGGGGGCGAAGTGGAAAAAGTGACGCGAAATAGGCGCTGGCTGCGAGCGCCGCAAGGTAGGGGGCCGCGAATCGCGCTGTTGTGCGTTCCGCTTTTCGCGTTGCCGTTCGTTTACTTGGTGGGCGGGGAGATGCGATACCACGGCTGGGAGCCTTCGCTCCTGTCTGTAGCTTTGTTGACCCCGTTGGTGTTGTCCCTGGCGTTTGCGTTTACCGGGCTTCTGGCGTGGGTATCCGGCGACTAGCTGCTATATTTTTAATAGCTGCTTGCGCAATACCCACGGGGGCTAGCGCTAAATTCCAAAGGGATAAAAAGGTGCTGCGCGCGTTCGTGAAAGAGCACGCTTGTCCTGCGACGGGACTGCACCGGCTGCCGTGTCCGGGCTACCACGTGGATCACGTCACCCCGCTGTGCGCTGGCGGGGCTGATGCGGTTGAAAACCTGCAGTGGTTAAGAGTTGAAGATCACAAGGCCAAGACGCGCGGGGATCTGCACGTCTGTCGTGCCCTGCGCTAGTTGTTTAACCATTCCTCGTCGTCAATTTCATCGACGGGCATGCCTTCGTCGGGTGAGTTGGTTGAGTTCTCGTAGAAATTGACGATGTACGGGATCTTTTCTATGTTGGAGACAGCCCTAAAGTGCACATCAAACAGGGCAGCCTCTTCCAGCAATGGCCGGCAAGAATCCAGCCACATGACGGTTTCCTCGTCCGGGACCAAGTAGATCAGCACGTAACTGAGTGTGTTGGGCTTTAGCTGCAGGTGATCGTTGATCTTTCGGATCGCCGTAAGCTGAAAAAGCGCATCCCTCTGGGTGCGTCTGAACGCTATATCTAGTGGTTGGCCGCTAGCCCGTGCGCCCCTCGCCGAGGTACTGATTTGCTTGATGGTGATACACACCCTGTCACTAAGGTAGTCGGCCATATACCTGGTGCGGCCGTAGGACACCCGCCGCTCCATGTTGCCTTTTAGCTCGGGTGATAGCAGCGCCTGGATCTTTCGGTGGGCATCTCTGAAAAGCACGGGCCGGCCTTCACCCACGAGAGGCACCTTTTCTAGATTGAACTCGGTTTGTCTGCGACTAAAAGCTGCGTACTCCGTAATCGTCTCCCCGGCATGGTGGGCTGGGCGCAGCTCAGGCCTGAGCCTTGTAGCTGCGATTGGCGAATCTGGGCCCAGCACTTCGATCAGCTTATCCAGCGCGGCCTGCTTAGGCATGTTCTCGCCACGCTCCCAGTTCCCTACGTTCTGCTGAGTAACACCCACCTGATCGGCCAGCTCCTGCTGGCTCCACCCTAGGCGCTTGCGTTCGGCTTTGAGCACTTTGCCGAAGCTGTTGGTTTCTGTTTCTTGCATGGCGAATCCTGTTCTCTCTATGGAGCGCGGGGCGCCGCGCAACGTACAAAAGCAATTTGTATATTTTCCACTATCGGCTACAACGGCCAGCTTTTCAAGTCTTTTTACAAATGTGACTAGTTAAAAGGCGTTTCTTGTTTTATCCTTGTGACTTTTACAAGGAGATTCTTTTGACTACACCCGAAGAAAAGACACAAACCACCGGCATTACTGACGCTATCGCGGCGGCCGGATCGCAGGAGAAGCTGGCCGAGCTGCTGGGGTGCACCCAGCAGAACGTGAGCCATTGGCGTAAACGCGGGTGGGTGTCCACCGACCGCGCGCAGGAAGTGGAGCAGGTGACGGGCATCCCCCGTGCGCGCCTGGTCAAGCCCAAGCTGCGCAGCTTGTTCGAGACATCTGAGATTTGAGCGGGGTCATCGGAGTGATGGCCCAAACAATTACCCCTATGCGCCCCACCTTCAAGGGCGAGAACATCCCCCAAGCGCTCAAGTCGCAAGCCCGCTGGGCGCCGTGGAAAGCGGTCTGGTCCGAGAAACGTGGCAAGTGGGACAAGATACCTTGCGCACCACGCGCCCCGTTCTATGGCCTGTCCACTGCCAAGCCTGAGCGCTGGGTGAGCTTCGAGGCTGCTGTGGCGGCCATGGAAGCCAACCCCGACACCTTTGCTGGTGTGGGCTACGTGATGACCGGCCCGCATGGTCTGGTCGGCACGGATCTGGACCGGTGCGTGGATGGCAACACCATCGCGCCCTGGGCGCTGGAGATCGTGCAAGAGCTGGGCAGCTACACCGAGCTGTCACCCAGCGGCAACGGCCTGCGCATCTTCACCTTGGGCGAGGTGGCTGCTGACTGGACGAACCACGACGTGGGCTGCGAGGTGTACGGCGGCAACGAGCCCCGGTTCCTGACGGTCACCGGCAATCGGCTCAAGATGTCCGCGCTGGACGTGGTGGCACCTGCCGAGGGCGTGCTGGAGAGCCTGACAGCCCGCTACGCACGCGAACGCAGCGCAACTAGCAACGTGATCAGCCTCACTCTGCCCGAGTTGTTGGACGAGCTGCTGGTGCCGTCGCTGGACGATTTGGATATCGGCTATGCGGCCCGCGACTTCCTGACTGAGGGCACCCACCGGGGCGACCGGTCGCGTGAGCTCTTCGCCACGGCCACCGCACTCTACGGTGCAGGCCTGTCGGACGACGAGGTGTTCAGCATCCTGGCCACTAACCCCCACACCATGGAGATCGCACTGGATCACAGGCGCCACGACCAAGACCGCGCGCTGATGTACCTGTGGATCGAGCACTGCCAGAAAGCCAAGGCCCGGGCCTCTTCCAAGGTGGCCAGCTTGGACGACTTCGAGGTGCTGGAAAGTGAGCCAAAAGTGAATGGTACCAGCGTGGATACTGCGCAAGCAGCTATTAATTCTGTAGCAAAGCCCGCAGGTATGCGGTTCGCGTTCAAGCAGGCCGCCGACTTCACGGTGCGCGCAGCTACCAAGTGGGCCATCAAGAAGGTGCTGCCGCTGGCCGAGGTGGGTGTGGTCTATGGCGAGTCGGGGGCTGGCAAGTCCTTTTTCACGTTGGATATGGTCATGGCCGTGGCTACGGGCCAGCCATGGCGCGATCACAAGGTGACGCAGGGCACCGTGGCCTACATCTGTGCCGAGGGTGCTGGGGGCTTTGCCTTGCGCATCAAGGCCTACGGAGAGCACTACGGCACCGACTTGTCCGCACTACCCCTGCACGTGCTGGGCGACGCCCCGAACCTGCTGGAGAAGGTAGACGTTCGGGATCTGATCGCAGCGCTGCGCGCTCTGGGCAAAGTGGACGTGGTGGTGGTCGACACGCTGGCCCAAGTCACACCCGGCGCCAACGAGAACAGCGGCGAGGACATGGGCCGGGCACTGTCCCATTGCAAGGCGATCCACCGTGCTACGGGCGCCATGGTGCTGCTGGTGGCCCACGCAGGCAAGGACACCAGCCGGGGCATTCGGGGCTGGTCCGGTATCAAGGGCGCCCTGGACGTCGAGATCAGTGTCGAGCGCTCTGACAAGTACCGCAGCGCCACCCTCACGAAAGTGAAGGACGGCGACGGCGAGGGCGAAGAGTTCCCGTTCACCTTGGAGTCGGTGGTGCTGGATCAGGACGAGGACGGCGACGACATCACCAGCTGCGTGCTCAAGGCAGGCAACCAGGTGCCCAAGGCCCAGCGCAAGGCCGAGCCTAAAGGCGTGTGGCAGGCGGTGGTTCTCAAGACGGCTATCGAGCTGACTGACTTGCCCGGCACCGTCACCACCAACCAGCTGATCGATGCCTCGGTGAACCAGATGCCGGCCGAGGAAGGCAAGCGGGACCGGCGCCGGAACCTCGTAATGCGGGCGCTCGAAGCCCTGATCACGTCGAACCGGATCTCTGCTGTTGGCGGTGAGGTGCAAGTCTTATGAGCGAACACGCAAAAACAAGCGCGTTAAACGTGCAAATTTTTACTGCCACATCTGCCACAAGTTGCCACAAGTGGCGCATTCGTGGTGCCGCCAATGCCACAAATGCCACAACACCCTTTAGGGGTGTGGCAGATGTGGCGCGCCAGTGGCGTGGCACGAGCAGCTATCTGCAAATTTTTACAAACAGGTGAACCCATGACGAACACGCAAAATTTTGCAAATATGCCCGAGGTGAGTCTCGCCTTGCCCTTTGACATTCGGGCAGCCCTGGTGCGAGCCGCGGCTATCCCTGAGCCGTTGCAAAGGCTCAAGGCCATCGAGGAAGCGGAGCGCTTGGGGCGGCTGCGCTTCCCTGAGAAGTTCAAGCCCGAGGTGGAGGGGTGAGATCAGTAGCAGCGCAACGCGGTGCCCTGCACCGTGGCCTTGGAGCCACCATCGAACAGGTCGGTGTTGGTGATGACCAAGGTATCGCCACCCTTGTCTGCCACGGCCTCACGCGCTGCCACTTTGGCCTTGGGGGCCGATCCGTTGGGGCCCATCCAAACGTCTTCGCCTTGGCCCGTTACAGGGCCCAGCACCTTGCATGCCGTGAGCAGGGTGCTCATCTGGCTGTGAACTTGGATCTTCGCGGCCTTGTCGGTGAGCGTGGTAGCGCAGCCGGTGAGGGACAGCACGAGGGCGATGGTGGCGATGCGTTTCATGTTCTTACTCCCTACAAATTAATTTTGTGAAGGATAACAAAATGGTCAAACAACGAGTCAGAGTTCGACGAGTGGGTGAGAACCACCACAACGCCCGGTACACCGACCGCGAGGTCGAGCTGGTGCGCAAGCTGCACGAGGAAGGGCTGGGATACCGCAGGCTGTCGGCGAAGATGGAGATGCCGATACGCACGATCCGCGACATCCTGACCTATCGGCGCCGATAGGTGCGCGTAGGGCTCGGGGCGCAGGGCACAGTGGGTACATGTTCGATAAAGCCATTGCCACCGAGATCTGCAGCCGCCTCGCTGAGGGCGAATCGCTGCGCGGGATTTGCGAAGATCCGCACATGCCAGCCGAGTCCACGGTGCGAGCATGGGCTAAGGACGACATCGAAGGGTTCGCTGCGCAGTATGCGCGCGCGAGGGAACTGGGTTATGAACGCCTAGCCGAGGAAATACTGCACATTGCTGACACCCCGATGATTGGCACCAAGAGCGTGAGCAAGGCCACCGGGCTGGAGATCACTGAGGGCGACATGATCGAGCACCGCCGCCTGCAGGTGGAAGCTCGCAAGTGGATGCTGGCGAAGATGCTGCCCAAGGTGTACGGTGACAAGCAGCAGATCGAGCACAGCGGTGCGGTGGACATAGCGGCGGGCCTTCTGGCTGCCCGTAAGCGCAGTGGCCTCAGTAGCTGAGCTCGACACCCAGCTGGCCAGTGATCTGGCGCAGTTCTACGACGACCCATTGGGCTTCGTTTTGTACTGCTTTCCTTGGGACACCGACAAGTCGATCCAGCTGGTGAAGCTGCCCAGCCCATACGACTTGATCTATGGCAGCGAGTACGGCCCGGATCTCTGGGCCTGCGACTTCCTTACCGACCTAGGCCAGAAGGTGCGCGAGCGGGGATTCGATGGCATCAACGCAGTCGAGCCGATCCAGTACGCCATCAGCTCAGGGCACGGCATTGGCAAGTCAGCAATGGCTGCGTGGCTGGTGCTGTGGATCATGAGCACCAGGCCACATTCCAAGGGCGTGGTGACGGCTAACACCGCGGAGCAGCTATCCAGCAAGACCTGGGCGGGTGTGTCGTCCTGGCTGTCCAAGGCCGTTAACAAGCACTGGTTCACCATCACTACCGGCAAGGGCGCCATGCGCTTGACGCACAACCAGCACCCCGACAGCTGGCGGGTGGATGCCCAGACCAGCCGGGAAGAGAACAGCGAGTCGTTCGCCGGCCTGCACGCAGCGAGCAGCACCCCGTGGTATCTGTTCGATGAGGCGAGCGCGATCCCCAGCGCGATCTGGCAGGTGGCCGAGGGCGGCAAAACTGACGGCGAGCCTATGCACTTTGCATTCGGCAACCCAACCCGCAACACGGGCGCGTTCGCCGATTGCTTCGGCAAGCACCGCCACCGCTGGAATAACCGGCAGATTGACAGCCGCACGGTGGCCATCACCAATAAGGCCACGCTGGACGGCTGGGTGCGCGACTACGGCGAAAACAGCGACTTCGTGAAGGTACGGGTGCGTGGGGTGTTCCCGAACGCTTCCAGCCTGCAATTCATTCCGCGCGAGCTGGTGGACGTCGCCATGGCACGGCCAGCACCGGACGAACGCCATCACGGCCGCACTGCAGCGGTGGGCGTGGACGTGGCGCGGTTCGGCGACGACCAGAGCGTGATCCGCACACGCATAGGGCGCAACGGCGACGCCTTCCCTGTCAAGCGATTCCGCGAGCTCGACACCATGCAGCTGGCCAGTAGGGTGGCCGAACACATCGATTACCTGCACAGTCTAGGCCTGCGCACCGTGGTGTTCATTGACGGCGGCGGTGTGGGTGGCGGTGTGGTGGACCGGCTGCGCCAAATGAACTACGACGTGGTAGAGGTGCAGTTCGGGGGCAAGGCCGACGACACACGCAAGTACCTGAACAAGCGGGCCGAGATGTGGGGGCGGGTCAAGGATTGGCTGGCTATCGGCAGCTTGACCAAGGACGAGCTGCTGGCCACTGACCTGACTAACGTGGAATACCAGTACACCGCGGCCGACCAGATCCAGCTCGAAAGCAAGGAGCACATGAAGCAGCGCGGACTGCCCAGCCCCGACGACGGCGACGCGCTGGCCCTCACGTTCGCCTTCCCCGTGCCGGATCACCCAGCCCCGCCGCCCGACGGGGGTGCGCGTAGCAACCAACGCCGAGAACATGATCCCTACGAATCAATGAATCGATAGGGGCGTGCTATGTGCGACAAAAACACCGGTGCAGTGCTGGGCGCGATTGGCGGCGCAGCACTGGCTTACGCCACGGGCGGGGCTTCGCTGGGTCTTACCGCAGGTACAGCGGCCGCGGCGGGGGGTGTAGCTGGCGCAGTCGCTGGCGACACCCTGATCGACAAACCTGCCCAAGCGCTGGAGCTGCAAAAGCAGGCCAACGCACAGAACAAAACGGCCAGCGAGGCCGCACTGGCTTTGCAGACTCAAGCCAACCAGCAAGCCAAGGACGCGGCCACCAAGACCGCCACCGCAGCAGAGCAGGCCGCGAACCGGGCCAACGCCCGCACCCCCGACCTCATGGGCCTATCCAGCCAGAACACGCTGGACGCCAAGGGCGGGGTGGGCAGCACCATGTTGACCGGCCCTCAAGGTATCGACCCCAAGGCCTTGTTGCTGGGGCGCACCACACTGCTGGGTGGCTAACACATGGCCGCACCGCAAACCACCAACAGGTACCGGCAGCGCTGGACCGAGCTGCAGAACGAGCGCTCGACGTGGATGCCGCACTGGCAAGAGATCAGCGAGTACCTGCTGCCGCGATCCGGCCGTTTCTTTCTGGAAGACCGCAACAAGGGCCAGAAGAAATACAACAGCATCTTGGACTCCACCGGCACCGACGCGCTGGACGTGCTGGTGTCTGGCTCGCAGTCCATCATGGCCAGCCCTGCGCGGCCGTGGTTTCGACACACCACCGGGCGCCCAGAGCTGGACGAGTCTGCGAACGTCAAGCTGTGGCTGTCCAAAGTCACGCGCTTGATGCAGATGGTGTTCCAAAAGTCGAACACCTATCTGGCCATGTCCACGATGTATGAAGAGCTGGGGGCCTTTGGCACATCGGTGTCCATCGTGCTGCCCGACTTCAAGAACGTGATCCACCACCACGTCCTGACCATTGGCGAATTCGCTATCGCCACAGACTACAAGGGCAACCCGGACACGCTTTACCGCGAGTTCCAGATGACGGTGGCCCAGATCGTGGATGAGTTCGGCATCGAAAACGTGAGCGAGAACACCCGCAACGCGCACATCGCCGGCCGTCTGGGCCAGTGGGTGACGGTGCTGCACGCCATCGAACCGCGCAAGGACCGCGACCCGGGCAAGATCGACTCCAAGAACATGCCGTGGGCTTCGGTCTACTTTGAGCTGGGCGACAACAGTGAGAAGCTGCTGCGAGAGGGCGGCTTCAAGCGTTTCCCGTGCCTGATCCCTCGCTGGATCGTGCGCAGCGGCAACGTGTACGGCAACAGCCCGGCCATGTCCGCGCTGGGTGACATCAAGCAGCTGCAGCACGAGCAGCTGCGCAAGGCGCAGGGCATTGACTACATGACCAAGCCCCCGTTGCAAGCACCCTCGGGCATGAAGAACCGCGAGATCGACACCTTGCCTGGCGGTGTGAGTTTCGTGGATCAAGTGGGTGCAGGCAACGGCATCCGCACCGCTTTCGACACCCGGCTGGATCTGAACCACTTGCTGGCCGACATCGTGGACGTGCGCGAGCGCATCCGTGCGCGGTTCTTCGCCAACGTGTTCTTGATGCTGTCGGGCAACACCGACACCCGATTGACGGCCACCGAGGCCGCCATGCGCAACGAGGAAAAGATGCTGCTGCTGGGTCCGGTAGGTGGACGCATGCAGAGCGAACTGCACGGCCCGCTGATCGAGCTGGCGTTCGACTACATGGTGGACGCTGGCATCGTGCCACCCGCACCGGAAGAGCTGCAGGGCACCGAGCTCTCGGTTGAATTCGTGAGCGTATTCGCCCAGGCCCAGCGCGCAGTGGCCACCAACAGCGTGGACCGCTTTCTACTCAACCTGGGCCAAGTTGCTCAGTTCAAGCCCGACGTGCTGGACAAGCTGGACGCCGACCGCTGGGCCGACGAGTATGCCGACATGCTGGGTGTCAACCCCGAGTTGGTGGTGCCGGGCGACAAGGTGGAAGCCTTGCGCGCAGCACGGGCACAAGCTCAGGCAGCGCAAGCCCAAGCCGAACAGGCCGAGCAGATGGCATCCACCGCCCAGAAGCTGGGCACCGTACAAACCCCCACCGGCAACGCAGGCAACGACATCATGCAAGCGCTGACCGGTTACACCACTGGAGTCTGACCATGAGCAACTACAAAACCGGCGAGAGCGCGGACCTATTCGACTTTGTTACCGGTGAATACGTCGGCGTGTTGGATGCGCAAGGCCGCGAGAACCTGGTGCCCACTTTAAAAACCAATCCTTTCACCGGGGGGGCGGCATTGTTGGCGGGTGGCGGCAAGTCGGGTATAAGCAGCTTTATTGAAATTCAGGCTGATGGCGTAGTGGATGATGCCGCCGCATTTCAGGCGGCAATTAACAATGCGTCTGAAACCAACAGAAAAGACTTTAAGCTGCCCCAAGGTTGCACGGTAAAGCTGAATAGTGGAATCACATTTAGGGCTGGAGCCGTGTCCATTGACCTAAACGGCTCCATCCTTGACTTTAGTGGTATGACTTCTGGGGTTGCCATCACAGTTAATCCGCCACTTGACCCTTATGGCGAGTACGCCAATATTCGGGACGTCCTGTGCAATGGCTATATCAAAGGCCCAGCGGCTGACGCCACAACAGTAGACGGCATCAAGATTGATCGTGTCGTAGCGGGAACCGGCGTAATAACTGGCATGTCGTTCCGAAACCTACTCATAAAAGGATTTCGAGACGGAATTTTTTACGACCGTGGTGCGTACATCAATCATCTTTATAACGTAAGCATCGTCGGTGCCAAACGATACGGCTTGAATTACCCCGGCTCTCAGTACGCTGGGGAAAACCTTTCGATGTTTGGCGGGCGTATCTCCGACTGCGCAAATGCGGGGCTCACAGGAACCGGAATTTTTATGGGAGCCGGTGGCGCAAATCAGTTGCACCTGTTCGGGACTTCGCTGGACTACAACGACATCAATGCAGTAATGCAGTCGGGGCGCTTGAAGATTTTTGGCGGGAACCTAGAAAACAACAAGGCATCACCCATGTTCCAACTGGATGGGACCGGCGCTGGTGATTGGGTGGAGCTACATATTGCGGGTGATATTTCAAACACAGAGGTTGCTCCAGGACGTCCGACGCTAATTAGCGTTACAGGGGATCGCTGTTTTGTGGATGTTTCGTCCGCCCATTGGTACGCATATCAGATGACAACCGAAATGATTACGGTTGTTTCTGGGCTCCCAAAAATTACTTATGTCGGCGCGACTGTTCTGGCGACTGGTGGGTCTGCGCAGCAGCCAAAGATTTCAAGCTACGCGAATTTGATTTATCAGGGGCAAGATGCTGGGACGCCCGTGGCTACACCGTGGACCCCAGTTAGCGGCAACGTTGCTGTGTCCGTGGGTGTTGGTCAGGGTATTGCTGGTGGTAACTCGATTCGCGGAATTTGGACTGGTGCCGCTTCCTCTGATTTCTACTACGAGCTGCCCATACTGCCTGCGCAAATTTTGATGGCTGAGCTGAACCTAAAAGTCACGGCTCTAGCCAGTGGCGGCGTCTTTGTCAGAATTCGGTTCTTAGACGTAGGCGGAAACCTTATCCAAAACTTCGATGCCGTTTCTTACAACGCGGTGGGCGGCTATAACAAATCGTCTTCTTGGTACCGTGCGCCTAGAGGGGCCGCCAAAGTTCGTATAGACATTTGGAGCGGCGCAAACACCGCCACAGTCGATATTGACGATGTAATGGCTTGGATTTTGTAAACCTCTCCCCTCAGCACGGGGATTGCAAGAGCCACCTTCGGGTGGCTTTTTCACGCACATGCGGTGCGCGTAACTTTGCCCGCCCCGAGCACTATGCAGGCGTGAGCTACGAAGACCCCACAGATGTCCAATCTCAAGAGCGAAGCCGCAAGGACCGCGCAACGCGCGACGAGCTGAAAGCTAAGACCGAAGAGGGCGACATCAAGTGGTTGATGAGTGGCGAGAAGGGCCGTCGGATCGTCTGGCGGCTGTTGGAGCGGGCAGGGGTGTTTCGCCTCAGTTTCAGCACCAACAGCATGCAAATGGCGTTCAACGACGGTGCCAAGAACGAGGGGCTTCGGATGCTGGCATTGATCCACGCCACATGCCCCGAGAAGTATGTGCTGATGCTTGAGGAATCCAATGCGAAATAAGCGCTACAAATTGCTGAACGCTGCCAATCCCGAAGGGGATGCTGGCGGCGGTTCGACCACTAACACCGACGGCGGGCCCAATACCAATCCACCCGCTGACGCAGCACCGGCCAGCGCCACCCTCTTGGGTGCCGATGCCGATGCGAACCAGCAGCCTCTTGATCAGCAAGCCCCCGCGGGTGAGCAGAAACCGGCAGCACCAGTAATCCCAGAAACCTACGAATTCAAGCTGCCCGAGGGCGTGACTTTGGACACCGAGGTGACTACGGAGCTGGCCGACCTCTCCAAGGAGTTCGGGCTGTCTCAAGAGAGCGCTCAGAAAGTCGCTGATCTGGGGGTGAAGCTCTCCCAGAAATGGGCGGCTGAACAGGTGAAAGCCTTGGAAGCAAGCGGCAACGAGTGGGCCGCTGCAACCCAGAGCGATGCCGAGATCGGTGGCGACAAGCTGGACGCCAGCCTCGCAGCCGGACAGAAGGCTCTCAAAGAGCTGGGCACCCCTGAACTGAGCAAGCTGCTGGCGCAGTCCCGACTTGGCAATCACCCCGAGGTGATTCGCTTCTTTGCGCGTGTCGGGCAGCGCGTGAGTGCTGACGGATTTGTGAACGGTAGCCAAGGCGCACCGAACACAACCGGCGACGCCCGCCGCCTGTACGCAGCAAGCAACATGAACCCGTAATTTAGGAGCTAACTATGGCAACCCTTACCACAACAAACCCCACATTGGCCAACGTCGTCAGCCGCATGACTGGGGACGGCAAGATCGACCCCAACATCGTCGAGATGCTGTCGGAAACCAACGAGATGTTGGACGACATCACCATGATCGAGGCCAACAACTTCACCGAGCACAAGACGACCGTGCGGTCTGGTTTGCCTGCCGGTACTTGGCGCAAACTGAACTATGGTGTGCCGCCTGAAACAAGCCGCACCGTGCCCATCAAGGACAGCATGGGCATGCTGGAAACCTACGCGGAAGTGGACAAAGCGCTGGCCGACCTGAACGGTAACTCTGCCGCTTGGCGCATGTCCGAGGACCGTGCGTTTATTGAGGGTATGAACCAGAACGCGGCCAGCACCATCTTCTACGGCGACAGCAGCCTGGACCCTGAGAAGTTCATGGGCTTGGCACCGCGCTACAACAGCCTGAGCGCTGAAAACGCCTTGAACATCGTGGACGCTGGCGGCACCGGCTCCGACAACGCATCCATCTGGTTGGTGGTGTGGGGTCCGAACACCTGCCACACCATTTACCCCAAGGGTTCCGCTGCAGGCCTGCAGGCCCGCGATTTGAACGAGCAAACTCTGATCGACGCCCAAGGCGGCCGCTATCAAGGCTACCGCACCCACTACAAGTGGGACATGGGCCTGACACTTCGCGACTGGCGCTATGTCGTGCGTATCGCCAACATCGACATGAGCGACTTGACCAAGAACGCAACTACTGGCGCCGACTTGATCGACTTGATGACTCAAGCCGTCGAGCTGGTGCCTAACCTGGGCATGGGCCGCCCGGCGTTCTACATGAACCGCAAGCTGCGCAGTTTCCTGCGTCGCCAGATCACCAGCAAGGTGGCCGCTTCTACCCTGACCATGGAAGACGTTGGCGGCAAGAAGGTGGTGGCGTTCGACGGTATCCCATGCCGCCGCTCCGATGCGCTGCTGGGCACCGAGGCCCGCGTGATCTAAGCCTGACGGGGCGGTGGCGACATCGCCCCTCGTTGCAACCAACACCCAAGGACACCATCATGATTATCGACAAAGCTCTCCAAGTCTCCGACAAGCAGGCCGTTACCGCTACAGCCGCATCGAATGACAACATCGACTTCGGCCAAGCCAACCCCAACACCGGCTTGACCGACCACGCCAACATGGTGATCAACGTCGCAGAAACAGCCCTCGCGGCCGGCGCTGCCACGGTCACGTTCTCCGTGCAGGACTCTGCTGATAACAGCACCTTCGCCGACGTGGCTGCTACGGCCGCCATCGGCAAGGCCGCACTGGTTGCGGGCGCGCAGTTTGTGATCCCCATGCCTACCCGTCACCGTCGCTACGTGCGTGTGAACTACACCGTGGGCGCCGGGCCACTGACCGCTGGCAAGTTCTCCGCGCAAGTGGTGGCTGGCATCCAGCAAAACACGGCCTACCCTGACAGCGCCAAGATCGTTTAAGTGAGGTGACTCCATGAAAGTGACCGCCACCAAACCCGGCTATTTCGGCAAGCTCCGCGAAGCCGGCGAAACATTCGAAGTGCCAGACGGCACGGGCAAAGCCTCTTGGTTTGAGCCTGTCGAGCAGGCCAAGCCTGAGCCGAAAGGCAAGGGCAAGGCTGACACCAAGCCCGACGAGTCTTTGACCTGATCCAGTTGCCAGAAGCGACTTAAGGGGGCCACGGGTGACTGCGGCCCCCTTCTTTTTAGGAGCACCCCGTGCCTTCTGCCGTTGAAATTTGCAATCTCGCACTGGCCGACTTAGGCGACTCTGCCACGGTGGCAAGCATTTCCCCGCCTGAAGGATCGGCCCAAGCCGAGCACTGCGCACGGTTTTACCCGATAGCGCTGGCCGCATTGCAAGAGCTGCACGCCTGGTCGTTCAGCACCAAACGGGCCGCGCTGACCGCAGTGGCAAACCCTTCGACCACTTGGCAGCACGCCTACGCATTACCGTCTGGCACCTTAAACATCATTGCGGTGCTGGACCCTGCAGCCACTGACGACTACAGCACCGGCAGCGCATCAAGCAACACCGGGATGTACACCCCGCAGCAATACGTGCGTGAGGTGGATGCCAACGGCAACGCCATTGTGCTGACCAACCAAGCCAATGCCGTGGCCCGCTACACCACGCTGGTGACCGACACCACCAAGTTCACGCCCCTCTTCGTGCTGGCCTTGACCTGCCTACTGCGCTCCATGCTTGCCGGCCCGGTGCTCAAGGGATCCGAAGGGCGCAACGAATCCAAGGCCGCCAAGCAGGAACTGCTCACCGTCTGGATGCCGAAAGCCACAGGGTCGGATGCCTCTGACCGCAATGTGCAGCCGGTGCAAACCGTGGGCTGGGTGGCTGCACGATGAGCACCCGCAAGATCACCACGTCGTTCTCGGGCGGTGAGGTCACCCCTGAGTTCTGGGGGCAGATCGCCGACGCCAAGTTTCAGAGCGGTGTGGCTTTGATGCGCAACATGATCGCGCTGCCCCACGGCCCAGCGGCCAACCGCCCGGGCTTCGCCTACGTGCGCACCGTCAAGACGCCCGGCAAAAAGACCCGGCTGATCCCCTTCACATTCAGCACCACGCAGACCATGGTGCTGGAGTTTGGCGACCAATACGTGCGATTCCACACGCAGGGCGCTACGCTGGAGAGCAGCCCCGGTGTGCCCTACGAGGTGGCCACGCCATACTTGGAGGCCGACCTGTTCGACCTGCACTATGTGCAGAGCGCGGACGTGCTCACCATCTGCCATCCGGGATATGCCCCGCGCGAGCTCCGACGGGCCGGTGCCTTGAGCTGGAACCTGACCAGCATCGGGTTTGTGTCCAGCCTGGCCATCCCCGCCGCACCCACCGTGACGCCTACCGGTACAGGCACCACCATCTACCGGTACGTGGTCACTAGCGTGGGCACTACTGGCCTAGAAGAGTCCGCGGCATCCCCGTCCGCGACCGTCACAAACAACCTACTGACCACTGGCAACTCCAACGCCATCGCGTGGGCGGCGACGGGCGCCACCCGGTACAACGTCTACAAGCAGAGCAACGGGCTGTACGGTTACATCGGCCAGACCGACGGCCTGAGCTTTGTCGATGACAACATCACGGCCAATCTGGGCAAGACGCCCCCGGTGGTGAACAACCCATTCAACGCGGCCGGCAAGTACCCCGGCGCGGTGTCTTACTTTGAGCAGCGCCGGTGCTTTGCGGGATCGATCGACGAGCCCCAGAACCTGCGCATGACCCGCTCAGGCACTGAGTCCAACTTGACCTATTCCATCCCGACCCGCGACGATGACAGCATCAATATCCGCGTGGCCGCGCGTGAGGCCAATACGATCCGGCACATTGTTCCGCTGCAGAATCTGGTGCTTCTCACTGGCTCTGCTGAGTGGCGCGTCACCTCCATCAACAGTGACGCCATCACCCCCGAGTCCATCAGCGTCAAGCCTCAAAGCTACATCGGCGCCAACAACGCCCAGCCGCTGATCGTCAACAACAACATCATTTATGTCTCAGCGCGCGGTGGCCACTTGCGCGAGATGGCATTCAACAACAACGCGGGCGGTTACGTCAGTGGCGACTTGTCCCTGCGCAGCCCCCACCTGTTCGACAACTTGGACATTGTGGATCTGGCTTATTCCAAGGCACCTATCCCGCTGGTGTGGGGTGTGAGCACCAACGGCAAGCTGATCGGCGTCACCTACGTGCCCGAGCAGCAAGTGGGCGCCATCCACCAGCACGACACTGACGGCACGTTTGAGTCCTGTTGTGTGGTGGCCGAGGGTGCCGAGGACGTGCTCTATGTGGTGGTCAACCGCACGGTGAACGGATCGCAGACCCGCTACGTGGAGCGCATGGCCTCGCGCCAGTTCGCCACGGCAGCCGATGCGTTTTTCGTGGACAGCGGGGCGACGTACTCCGGTGCGCCCACCACCAGCATCAGCGGCCTGAACTGGCTGGAGGGCAAGACGGTAAGCGTGTTAGGCGACGGCGCGGTGATGACCCCCAAGACCGTGGTGGGCGGCAGCATCACGCTGGAGGCTCCTTGCTCGAAGGTACAGGTGGGCCTGCCCATCATTGCCGAGCTGCAAACCCTGCCGCTGGCCGCGCAAGTGGACGCGGGCATGGCGCAGGGCCGCGCCAAGAACGTGAACAAGGTATGGCTGCGCGTCTACAAGTCCAGCGGGGTGTCCGCAGGGCCATCTGCCGACCGGCTGGTGCAGCACAAACAGCGAAAGGCAGAGCCGTATGGCACCGCCCCCGCACTGGTGACGGACGAGATCGAGATCGTGCTGGAGCCGAGCTGGCAGCAGAGCGGCCAGATCTACGTGCGCCAAGACAACCCCCTGCCGCTCACCCTGGTGAGCATGACGGTAGAGGTGCAGCTCGGTGGCTAAAGTGCGCAGGGCAGTGGGGGCCGACTTCCCCACGCTGATCGCCATGGGTCGAGAGATGCGGGACGAAAGCCCGCGCTTCGCCCGACTGGGCTACTCGCCCGAGCGCTGCCATGAGCTGCTGGCCGGGCTGTCTACATCGCCGCAGGGGCTGGTGCTGGTGGCCGAGCAGGACGGGCTGATCGTCGGCATGCTGCTGGGTCTCGCCAGCCGGCACTTCTTTTCTGACGACATCACGGCCAGCGAACTGGTGGTGTACGTGGCGCCAGACGCCCGTGGCGGCAGCGCAGCGGTGAAGCTGATCCGGCACTTTGAGGCGTGGGCCGTCGAGAAGGGTGCGGCCGATATTGTGCTGGGCGTATCCACCGAGGTACATGCTGACCGCACAGCTCAGTTCTACGAGCGGCTGGGGTATCTGCCCAGCGGGCACTCACTCATAAAGCGGTGCGCGTAGCCTAAGCCATCCGTTGCACTCTAGGCACCTACTCACAGGGCGCTTTTAGATGTGCAACCAGAACACCGCAATGGGACTGCAAGGCGCAGGCGTGGCCAGCTCCGCGCTGGGCGCGTACTTTGGCGCGCAGTCCAGCAAACTCACGCTTGAAGGGCAAGCCGACACGGCTGACATCAATGCCCGCATGGTGGCGTCAAGTGCTGACGCCAACCGCACCATTGCCGAGATCAACGCCCGCACGCTGGAGAAACAGGCGCAGGGCACCTTGCTGACCGGCCAGCGCGAAGAGCAAAAGGCGCGAATCGCCACGGCCAATTTGAAGGGCAAGCAGCGCGCAACCCTTGCCGCGAACGGTGTGGATCTGGGTGCGGGCAGTGCCGAGAACATCCAGACCACCACCGACGTGATGGGTGAGATCGACGCCAGCACCATCGCAGCCAATGCCGTCATGAGTGCGTGGGGCTACCGCACCCAAGCCAGCAACGTGAAAGCGCAGGCCCTGATCGACGACGCCAACGCCAAGACCAGCATCACCAACCTGAACAACCAAGCGCGCACCAGCCGCTCCGCATCCAGTGCGATCAGCCCTGAAACTTCGGCCTTCACCTCGCTGATGGGTGGCGCCGGCCAAGTGGCGGCGAGCTGGTACAAGATGAAGGGGGGCTAAGGCATGGCCACCGTCCCCGTTTACAACAACCTACAGACCAGCGTATCCGCAGGGCCGGGCACTATGCTCAGTGGCTCGCGCGGCCCGCAGCTGCTGCAAGGCCCGAGCGGCCCTCAAGCCGGTGCCGTTGGTGCCGACCAGCTCAACCAGACCGGCCAAGCCTTGCAGAACGCAGGCGGTGCGGTGGCGCGGATTGCTTTGGAAGAGCAGCAAAAGGCCGACGATCTGCGGATCTCGGACGCTCGCAACCAGCTCGACCGGATCAAGACCGACCGGCAACTTAAGGCCCTGACCCTCACCGGGCGGGCAGCGCTGGAGCGCCCCGACGGCAAGAGCCTAATGGACGAGGAAGCCGAAGAGCTGGACAAGGCATCCCAGAAGATTCTGGAGTCGCTGGGCAACACCCGCCAAAAGCAGGCGTTCACTCAGTACACCGGCCAGCTCACCAACCACTACCGCACCCAGCTCGGTGGCCACGTCATCCAGCAACAAAAGCAGTTTGACCAGGACACCGACAACGAGACACTGAACGGTGCGTATCGCACGGCCGGCATGCTCTACGGTGACGCCAACGAGGTGGCTATCTCCCGGGCCAAGGTGGACGGCGTGATCGCCAAGACCATCGAGCGCAACGGGCTGGACGCCGGCAAAGACAAGGACATGATCGAGGGCATGCGGGCGAAAATGCTGTCGCCCTTGCATGCGGCCGTGCTGACCGGCTTCATTAAGAACGACCCGAGCCGTGCCGAGGACTACTACAACCGGCACAGCGCAGAAATGACGCTGCAGGCCAAGGTGCAGTTTCAGGACGCAGTGGGCACTGCAGCAGCCGAGCAGCGCGGCACCGGCAAGGTGCAGGAGCTGATGGTCGCGGCAGGCAACGACTGGAACCTGCGCGACATCGACCGGCAACTGGCCGAGGCCTTCAAGGGCAAACCGCAGGATCTGAAGTACGCCCGCAGCGAGCTGGCCTACCAGGACAAGCTGCGCGACGACGCGGTGAAGAACGAGGAAAAGGCCTACCTAGGACCGGTGGACGGCTTGATCGGTAACGCCATCACCGCGGGGCGGCCCATCTCCAAGCAAGAGATCGAGCAGTACGTGAAGCCGATCCTTGCCAAGAACCCCGAGCTGTACCGCAAAGCAGCCGCAGCGGTGGACCAGCACAACGACGAGATCCGGCGCGAGGGCTTTGAGGCGCAGAGCCGTGCCCGCAGTCTGGCCGAGTCCAGCCCCGACAAGGCCCTGAACTTCATCGCCTTGAAGATGGACATGGTGCGCAACCCCACCAAGTACCGGGCGGCCGATATGGTCAGCGTCCTGCGCGATCCGGTCAGCAAGGGTTCCCTCAGCGCCCAGCAGGCCGGTGCGCTGGCCGACATCTGGGTGAACCTACAGAAACCCGAAAAGCAGGCCGAGATGGCCACGCTGGTGAGCGCGGACGACCATCTGGATATGCGACTGGCCGGTGTGGTGGTGGGTGGGCGCAAGTTCACCGACCTGCCCAAGGACAAGCAGGCCGAGCTCAAGAACCAAGCCCGCGCAGCTGCCGAGCCGCTGCTGCAGGCCTACCAAGCCCAGACCGGTGGCAAGGCCGACAAGGTGGAAGTGCAGGGCGTGATCGACACCCTGTTCACCAACAAGACGTACCGCAGCACCATCTTCGGCGCCAGTTACGGGCAGCCCTTCACCGAGGGCGCATTCGACCCCGCGGGTGCCAAGGCCCGACTGAGTGACGTGGCTATCGGGCGCGCAGTGCGCCAGATCCCGCCCACCATGCGCACCCGCATCTCCAACGCCATCACGGCCAACGGCGGCACGCCCACCGACGCCCTGATCCTGGAATATTTCAACAGCCGCCCACAATGAACCAACTCGATCCGAACGTAATGCGCGACCTCTATGGCGAGCCCGAGGTGGCGGTGAACCCGCTACCGCAGGCGCGCAAGCTCAACCCGCAGGACGTGGCGCGCGGTGTGCAGATCCAGAAGCAGACAGGCGTGGACGCCATTCTGGCCGCCCAGCGCCTGCCTGAGTTTCAGGCCGAGCTGGATCAAGACTACTGGAATCGCATGGTGAAGGACTCGCCCAAAACGGCGAAGTTCATGGCCGCGTCCCCTGTGAACGCTGCACTGCTCCAAAAGGATGCAGACAGCGGGAACCTCGGCATGCTGGAGGCCGCATTCAAGCCTATCGTGGCGGCGGCAAAGTACGTATTCAGTGCGCCCGACACCAAGAACACGCTCACGGGCGACTTGGCTGGTGGCTGGTACAAGGGCAGCGCATCGATCTACGGGGTGGTGCGTGCTGGTGCCGAACTGGCAGCGCCCGTGCTGGACCCGCTGGCCGGCACAGTGTTGCCCGAGAACCCACTGCGACGACTGGCTGCTGGTGCCGAGGGCCAAGCCAAGCGCATGAACGAGATCGGCAACTACTACAGCCCACCGGCTTCGGGCATTGTGCAGGGTGGCGTGAGCGCTGGCGTGCAGTCCGCTGTGGGCTTCGGTAAGTACGCGCCCCTGCTGGCCTTGGGCCCTGTGGGCGGTTCGGCAGCGCTGGCCGGCATGGTGTCCGAAACCTTCGGCAGCTCCTACACCCAAGCCCGAGACAAGGGCATGGCTCCGATTTCCGCCACCACGTTCGCAGTACCGCAGGCGGTGATCGAGTACGCCACCGAGAAGATCCCCATGTCCAAGCTGATCGGGGACATTGCCAACAATGCCACCCTGCGCCAGACGCTGGTGCATCAGCTCAAGAGCGAGATCCCCGGCGAGCAGGTGGCGACCATCCTGCAGGACTTAAACGAGTGGGCGGTCCTGAACCCTGAAAAGCCGTTCAAGGAATACCTGGCCGAGCGGCCCAGCGCAGCGGCCCAGACCCTGATCGCCACGGCGGTGGGTGTGGGCGGCAACGTGGCGGTGAGCCGCGCCGTGGGTGGCGTGATGGACAAGAGCGGGGCGGTAGAGGCTCAGGCCCAGCAGGCAGAGCAGCACGCCAAGCTCTTCGAGGACATCCAGAAGACGGCAGCAGCGACCGAGGTGCTGGGCACCAACGCCGAAACCCTGACCGCTTACATGCAGGATCTGGCCGACGAGGGCGTGCCGCAGGTATTCGTGGACAGTGCCAAGCTGGTGGAGGCCGGTGTGGATCTGGCCAAGCTGGCCGAAACCGTGCCAAGCATTGCGGCCCAGCTTGAACAAGTCGAGTTCAGTGGCGACTTGGTAATCCCTACGGGCGAGCTACTGGCCGCCACCGTGGGCACCGAGTTCGCCCAGCCCCTGATCGACAACGCCCGCACCGACGTGAACGGCATGAGCCGGATCGAAGCCCAGACCTACATGCAGGAGAAGGGCGACCAGGTGAACGCCGAGATCGAGCGCGTGCTGGCTGAGAAAGCCCAAGACGACGAGTTCAAGGCCGGCCGCGACGAGATCCAGGCCGAGGTGCTGCAGCAACTCAACGAGATCAAGCGCTTTACCCCCAAGGTGAACGAGAACTATGCGCTGCTGACTGCTAACTTTTATGCCGTCATGTCGGCGCGCAGTGGCATGACCGTGCGGCAGTTCGCTGACACCTACAAGCTGGGGTTCAAGTCGGAGAGCGTGGCCGGTGGGATGTACGACCAAGGCGGGCAGCTCGCCACCGAGAGCGATGCGTTCAAAAGCTGGTTCGGCGATTCCAAGGTGGTCGATGCCGAGGGCAAGCCACTGGTGGTGTATCACGGTACGGCCAAGGCCTTCACCAAGTTTGACCAGAACAAAACCATGGATGGAGCTTTTTGGTTCACGTCCGACAAGGCCGCCCTAGACGGCGGCGAGGTGGGTGCGGCCGCCAGCGGCGACGTGATGCCGGTCTACCTGTCGGCCAATCGCTTGGCGGGCTGGGATGACTACGAAAACAAGACATACGACCAACTGATCGCCGAAGGTTTCGACGGCATCAAACTGGACAACGACTATGTAATTTTCAACCCCACCCAGATCAAGAGCGTATTCAACCGGGGCACCTTCGACCCGAACGACGCCAATATCCTGAATCAAGAGGCTGCGGGTGAGCTGGTAGCCCAGCACAATCTGACAGCCGAGAACCTGCTCCATGCGGTGCGCATGGGCGGCATTGCCGTGCCGTCGCTGGCCGTCACCAACAAGGCCCACCCCCTCACCAACTTCGGCGAGATCACCCTGGTGGCACCCAGCGAGATGGTGGACCCCAAAGGTTACGCAGCGACCAAGGTGTTCGGTGCGGACATTTACAGCCCACGCTACCCGAGCATTGCGCTGGAGCTGACACCCGCGATGCGTCGGGCCGGCGAGTCCCTGCTGCAACCGGGCAAGGACGCCACCGATACGCGATACATCGACTGGAGCGAGGTAGAGCGCGACGGTGCCCGCGAGCTGGAGCGTATGGCGCCAGTGATGTGGCAGTTCCTAGACTCCAAGGGCATCGAGCCGACCGTGGTGCGCACTGCACCTAAGCCGCTGCCCGAGCTGCTGCAACCCTTCGCGGACGACAACCGCCACACCCACGAGCTGGCAGCAGACCCTGCGTTCATTAACGCGGCATGGGCTACCTATGAGGCCATGCTGGTCGAGGCCTACGACGGCGATGCTGCAGCGGCCAAGGCCGAGGTGGACGACACACGCAAGCGGGCAGAGCAGCGGGGCGTGAGCCAGACCGTGAACGGCTACGCGCAGGACATCCAGACCTACCGCAACGAGGTACGGCAGTCTGGCAAGGTGGACACTTGGAAGACCAAGAACGCGATGGACGAGCAGATCCGCGCCGCGGGGCTTACCGACGAGTTCCGCGGCTACGTCAAGAATCTGTTGGGCAGCTTGAAGCCCAACGAGCGAATTTTTCAAGGCTTCACGCCCAGCGGCAACCGCAAGTACGTCCCCCACACGCTGGAGAACGTCGTCAAGATTTTGAAGAAAGAGCTGCGTGGCGGTGAGAACTTCAACTACGGAGTGGGCTCCCTGCGCGCCAAGTTCACCCCGCAGTTCAAGAGCATCGACCAGATCCGCAAGGCCAAGAACCGGCTGATGGATCGAGCCGCGTTTG